TTTAAAAGGTAAAGGTAGCTCCTTTATGAAAGAGTACAAAAAAAGAGTCTACAATAGAGCTGGAGGCGGATCTGTTAATGGCGGTGCAAGAGGAACTGGCATAGCAGTCAAAGGACATAACTTTAAAGGAGTATTTTAATGGACAAATCAAAAATAAATATGCACAAAAGAATGGCTATGGGTATGAAACCTAAAAAAATGGCTATGGGTGCAATGGCTTTAGGTGCGTTAGGCGCTATGGCTGCAAAAAAAATGATGGGTAAAAAATCAGGCAGTACTGATAAAATGAAATCAGGTATGGGTGGTGCTCTCGCTGGTTTAGCTATGAAAAAGAAAAAAGAGTTAGCTATGGGTAAAATGGGTGGTGGCATGATGAAAAGATATAGTAAAGGTGGTGGTGCTGATTCTGGCAGAGTGGGAGAAATGAAAAGCAGAGTTACAGTTGGTGCAGATAAACTAAGAAGAATGGGTAAAAAAAGAAAAAAATTAAGAGCACCTGATAGAGGACCTATGAAACCTCTAGCGAAAGGTCGTATGGGTGATCCTGCTAAGAGAATAACAGGAGCGAGACCAAATAGACCTATCAATCCAAGTAATCCAGGATTTCCAAGACCAAGACCTAGAACCATGATGGGTGGTGGTGTTGCTGAAGCAGCTAGAAGAGTAAGAGCTTCTGAAATGAAAAAAGGTGGATTAAAAGCTGTAGACAAAGAAAAAAATCCAGGTCTAGCTAAATTACCAACTCGTGTAAGAAACAAAATGGGTTACATGAAAAGAGGTGGTAAAGCAAATACAAGAAGAATGAATAGACTTGAAGAACTTGGTCGTGTTGATGCTGAAAAAGCTAGAACAAAAAAAGGTGCAAGAAACCTTAGATCCGAAAAAAGAAGAATAGTAAGAGAACTAAAAAAATAGGACATGACTAATGGCTACCAGTGGAACAGCAGCATTCGATTTATCGATTGATGAAATAGTTGAAGAGGCATACGAAAGATGCGGTATTCAAACTAGTTCTGGTTATGATCTTAAAAAAGCAAGAAGATCTCTTAATGTTTTATTTTCAGAGTGGGGCAACCGTGGTGTCCACCTTTGGAAAGTTCAATTAAATGCTCTCGAACTAACAGCTGGTACCTCGCAATATTCCACAGTTGCGGGTGCCAGTGATGTTCTTGAAGCTTTTTTATCAAATAGTTCTACAACAGCTAATCCTGGATCTGATAATTTAGATGTGTCTTTAACAAAAATAGATAGATCTACTTATGCATCTTTACCAAATAAAGGGTCTACAGGAACACCATCACAATACTTTGTTCAAAGAGTTACAACTGGCACGGCTTCACCTACAATTACATTGTATATCACACCTGATAAACAAAATTTTACACATTTAAAATACTATTCTTTACAAAGAATACAGGACGCAGGAGATTATACTAATACAGCAGATGTACCTTTTAGATGGATACCATGCATGGTATCTGGTTTAGCTTTTTATTTATCTCAAAAATATACACCTGAAAGAACACAGGCTTTAAAACTTTACTATGAAGATGAAATAAAAAGAGCACTTGAAGAGGACGGATCTAGATCTAGCACATTTATAACTCCAGCTAATTACTATCCGACAGTTACATAATGACAAAATTTGCCAAAGGTAAGTACGCTCAATCTATATCAGATAGATCTGGACAGGCTTTTCCATATTTAGAAATGGTTAAAGAATGGAATGGCGCTCTTGTCCATGTATCTGAATATGAGCCTAAATCACCACAATTAGATCCAAAAATCTATGGGGCAGATCCACAAGCATTACAGAATGTTAGAGTGCAACATAATATTGGTAATATGACTGTGGCTGTGGGTTCGTTTCAAGGGACTTTAGGTATACCAACTTTTAGTTCTAATGGAATGTTACCTTTGCCAGCAGGCAAAAGATTAGATATACTAACCAGTATAGGAGAGGTTAAGGTTATAACATAATGGCAACAACATACGCAGATTTAGTAACAAAAATTAGAAATTATACAGAAGTAGATGATACAGTTTTTACGTCTGCAATAATTAATGGTTTTATATTAGATGCAGAAGAAAGAATTTTAAGAGACGTAAATACGGATGCAGATAGAAAATATGCTACTGCGAGTATGGTAAGCGGTCAAAAATTTTTGAATTTTCCAAGTGGTGCTTTAGTAATTCGTGCATTACAAATAACTAGTGGTTCTGATAAAATATATTTAGAAAAAAGAGATACTACCTTTATAGATGAGTTTAATCCAACTCAGGCAACAGGAGTGCCTAAATATTATGCGAACTTAGATAACGATACTTTAATGTTTGCACCAGTTCCTAACACGACATTTAGTATTCAAGCTAGTTATGTAGCTAAACCTGCAGGGCTATCATCTTCTAATACACAAACTTATTTAAGTAAAAACTTCCCTGCTGGTCTTTTATACGCTTGTTTAATCGAAGCATATGGCTATTTGAAGGGTCCTATGGACATGTTGCAATATTACGAAAAACAGTATACAAATGCTATATCCAAGTATGCTATAGAGCAGATTGGTAGAAGAAGAAGAGACGATTATTTCAATGGTGCGATCCGAATTAAAATTGATTCACCGTCACCATAAAACAGGAGAAAATTATGGCAATAACAACTAGCGCAATAACAAGTTCTTTTAAAAATGAATTATTAAGTGGAACTCACAATTTTGCTGCTTCTGGTGGTAATAAATTTAAATTAGCTTTATATACTGACTCATCAGTTATAGGACCATCATTAGCATCTTTTACTACTGCAGGACAAGTTACAGATTCAACGGGTGACTATTCTTCAGGAGGTAAAGTTTTACAAGGACAAACACATAAATTGGTTGGAACAACTGCAATTGTAGATTTTGCAGATCTTTCATACTTAACAGCAACTATTACAGCTATGGGTGCATTAATTTATAATACATCACAAGCAAACAAATCAGTTGCAGTATTAGATTTTGTTTCAAACAAAGTATCAACATCAGGGACTTTTACAATTCAATTTCCGAATTTTACTAACACATTAGCTATTATTAGATTAGCGTAGGTGGTAAAAGATGGCTGCACCTGACAGTTGGGGTAATGGCAAGTGGGGTCAACTCAGATGGGGCCAAAATAATTCTGTAACTGTAGGTGTATCTGGTTTATCTGTAACATCATCATTAGGTTCTATAAGTGTAACTGCACAACTCAATGTAGGTTGGGGTAGAAAAACTTGGGGTAACTTAGCATGGGGAGCTGCTTATTCAGTCTTACCTACTGGTTTACAAACAACTATTTCATTAGGAACAGCATTAGCAAAAGCTGGTGCAAAGGCTACAGTCTCTAATAATTTAATTACTTCTGGTTTTGGTGTTGTTGATATTGAAGCTGATGCCACATTTGTTCATACACATGCACCACAAATAAATAGTGCTGTTGGTACTCCTATAGTATCTGATAACGAATTTGTTTCATTAACAGGTATAGCTATTACTTCTAGCTTAGGAGCTGCTGGAGTTGTATCAGGAGCTGACGCAGATGCAACAGGTCAGCAAATAAATACAAGTTTAGGTAATGCTAATTCATTCACTAGCTTTACTTTTAGACCAACTGGATTTGCCATAACCACTAGTTTAGGCACAGTTGTAGCTACTCCGTCTATTAAAGCATTTCCTACAGGACAACAAATAACGTCAAGTTTAGGCACAATAACAACTAAACAAACAGCTGTTGTAAAACCAACTGGACTAGAGATAACATCAAGCGTAGGTCAGGCTTTTGTTACTGCATGGACACCTGTTGACACTGGTAGCTCTGTGACTTATACTGACCTTAATACGGGTTCTACAGTAAATTGGACCTTGGCAGCTTAAACAGGAGATAAAATATGCCTTCAAGTTATACACCTTTAGGTGTTGAATTAATGGTGACCGGTGAACAAGCTGGTTTGTGGGGTGATAAAACAAATACAAATTTAAATATTTTAAGTCAAATTGTAGGTGGATATAATTCACAAGCAGTGAATGGAACTGGTGATACTCCATTAAATGTTTCTGATGGTGCTACAGGTGCAACAGTTGCAAACAGGATTATAGAACTTACAGGAACTATAACAGGTAACATTACAGTTTCTATTCCATTAGATGTAGAAAATTTTTACATAATTAAAAATAGCACGAGCGGTGCATTTACCGTAGAGTTTCAATACACAAGTGGATCAGGAACTAGTGTAACTTTTTCTGCTACGGATAAAGGAACAAAATTTGTTTATGCTAAAGCTGATGATGGTACAAATCCAAATATTGTAGATGTATTTTCAGAGTTTTCACAAATAAATTTAGTAAATAGAAATGAGCTAAGATTTCAAGACGCTACTGGAGGTCAATATATTGGCCTAAGAGCAGCAACAACTGTTGGATCTAGCTTTACTTTAAACTTACCAACAGCCGATGCGACATCCTCTGGTCAAGCATTAGTGTCAGATTCTTCAGGTAATTTATCTTTCGCTGATGCAGGGATTTCTACGGGTAAGGCTATTGCAATGGCAATCGTATTCGGATAAAAGGAGAATATTATGGCAGCACCAAATATAGTAAATGTAGCAACAATAATCGGAGAGTCGCAAGGGTTTGAATTAGGCACAACTCTTGATACTTCTCTTATGTTAATTTCATCTGGTAAATTAGTAAAAATAAATAGAATTTCAGTTGCAAATATTGATGGAACCAATGCAGCTGATGTTACAGTTCAAGTTACAAAAGCAACAAGAACTTCTGCAGCAACAGGTGCATCAATTTCAGGCGCAACTTTTAAAATTGCGAGCACAGTTTCTGTGCCAGCTGATGCAGTTTTAGTTTTAACTGATACACCAATATATTTAGAAGAAGGTGATACATTAAAAGGTGGAGCAAGTTCAGCTTCAGATTTAACGCTTTTTGTTTCATATGAAGTTATAGACGACTAGGAGGTTTAAATTATGGCTGGCAATGGCGGAATAATTGGACCAACAAAAGATCTAAATACACCAAAAACAAAAGTAACATCATTTAATTCATCAGGAACTTTTAACAGATCAAGCTGTCAATCTACAACTGCACCAGAAATTTTAGTTGTGGGTGGTGGTGGAGCTGCAGGTAATGGAAGAGCTGGTGGTGGTGGAGGTGGAGCTGGTGGTCTTAGAACAGCGACTTGTGTTTCTCTTACAAATGCAATGACGGTAACAGTTGGAGGTGGTGGTACATCTGCACCAGGGGTTGTTTCATCTTGTAGGAGTGGTAATGCATCAACTTTTGGCCCAGTGACATCAGCAGGTGGTGGAGGTGGAGCAGACGAATCTTCTTGTACTTCTAAAAATACTGGAGCAGACGGTGGATCAGGTGGTGGAGGATCTTCAACAGGATCCACTCCAAAATCTGGTGGATCTGGAAACTCTCCTCCTGTTAGTCCCTCTCAAGGTAATAATGGAGGTGCAGGTGATGGTCAACCAGGAGTGGCTAGAGCTGGTGGTGGCGGTGGTGGAGCAGGTGGTGCAGGAACTGCAGCACAAGTGCCAGGAACTCAAGCAGGAAATGGTGGAGCAGGAACAGCAAACGATATTACAGGAAGTTGTGTAACTTATGCAGGCGGAGGTGGAGGTGGAAGATGTTCACCTGCATGTTCAAGAGGATCAGGTGGATCTGGCGGTGGTGGTAACGCAGGATCTTGTAGTTTACCAGGTTGTAGTCCAGAAAAATGTGGAGTTGCAGGAACTGCTAATACAGGCGGTGGTGGTGGCGCTGGACCTAATGGAGCTGGTGGATCAGGAGTTGTTATAGTAAAAGAATCATTTAAATGTGCATCAGGTGTTTGGGATATGAACACAGTTACAGATTTAGTTACAGAGGGTGATTGGATTAAGAGACAAGCAACAGTAGATTATTTAGTCGTCGCTGGTGGAGGAGGTGGTACTAGTGGAAGAAGTGGTGGAGGTGGTGCAGGAGGTTATCGTGCATCAGGTTTTGGACCAAGTCCATTACAAGGTTCAGCGTTAAGTTTAGGTATAGGAAGTTATACAGTTACAGTTGGTGCAGGTGGAAGTAATTCAGGTAGCCCTAGCGGTGGTTCTGGTAATAATTCAGTTTTGGGAACAATAACATCTAACGGTGGTGGTGGAGGTGCAAATAATTGTGGAGCAGCAGGAACAGGTGGAT